TATTATATTTAGAATGCAATAGTATTATATAAATAAATTAAAATGTTTTGTTTTTTTAGGCACAAAAATAACGCCACCTCCAATTAAGGAAGTGGCGTTTTTAATTTATCCTACTATATTAATAGACTAAGCTTTGTCCAGTCCAAATTAAATTAGTATTGCTAATATTGTTGTGACTAGCTAAAGCAGAGACGCTTGTGCCAAGTCGATTAGCGATGCTTGATAAACTGTCACCGTATTTAACGATATAACTGCGGTTAGTAGTTGTTGCACCACCGGTAAACTTAATCTGTTGACCAACACTGATATAGTTGTAGTTAGTAATCCCATTGTAAGCAGCTAATACGGCCGTATTTAGGCCGTGTGCCGTCGCGATGGCTGATAAGGTGTCGCCTGAACGCACAGTGTAATAGTTGCTGTTACTTGCCGTTGACGCGCTACCTTTGACGGTTAATCGTTGACCAACGCTAATCAGATTAGTATTGCTAATATTATTAAGGCTGGCTAACGCTGATACGGTTGTTCCGTAAGTCGACGCGATACCACTGAGCGTGTCACCTGATTGCACGATATAACTAGATCCAGTACTAGTTGATGCGCCAGTTACCGATAAAATCTCGGCGTTACCGCGATTAATCCAGCTATTGATGCCGGATAACAATAATTTAGTGCCGCTAATCTCTGACACTTTGTAGTTTTGCCCTTTGACCCAAGATGGAATAGATTCGCCGGTCGCCCAGCGGTTAGCGCTAAAGTTAACCTTAACCGTGTCGCCAATCTTGATATCCGACTTTGCCGTGTTGTTAGCAGCTTGCCCAGCGGCGATTGCTGGTGTTGTCGTAGTTGGCTTAACCGCAGTGCCAGCAGTTGAGCTAGTCGTAGTGCCTTTATAGCCGTTATCTGTAATCCCAGTTAAATCGACATCACCATCTAGGCCACCAGCGTTATAAGTACTAGTAAATTGGAAAATACCAATATTATCAGCGCTTGGGAAGTAATTGTAATTAGGCGATTTAGTCACGTTATAATCAGGATATTCTGCCAACCATAATGAGTACTTGCTTGCTAAATAAGTCAGATTAATATTGTTTTGCAGGAAGTTTTTATAGCCATATAATACCGGTGTAAAGCCAGCTTGCTTAATCCGATTAAGTGCGTTATCAAGCACAGCCGTGTTCTGGTAGCCAGATTCAACGTCTAAAGCGACAATTGACCCTTTAGGTGTTTGTACCTTTGGCAAGAAATAATTCAGCACTGTATTAGCTGTGCCGTTATCTGTGATTCCTTGCCACCAGATATAAGTGTGCGCCCGTTTTCCTTGAGCAATCGAATACTGGACTTGTGTATTATAAGTCGATTGATCATATACCCCGCCGGCGTAACCGCCAATTTGGCTAATACTAAACTTGTCCTGTGGCGATCCAAAGACACCGTTATTGCCCTGATATTTAGACCAGTCTACCCCTTGTTGTCCCTTAGCAGCTTGTGCTGGAGCATTGGATAAAACTATCGGAGCAATTAAAAAAGCAGCCGCTAATGCGACTGCCCCTGTTTTAATTTTGTGTTGCATTACTGGTCTCCTCCTTGACGGGCGGGATGTCTACTGTTGCTTCCGGAGCTGGAGCCGTAGAAGCTGCTGAACTAGCCGCACTTGAAGCGGTATCCTTGCCAGATTGTAAGATATTGATCAAGTTTTTAAGTTGCTCAACCTCTTTTTGCAAATTATCATTTTTATCAGCCACTGCTTGCTTAGCGTCACTATTGGTTTTTACGGTTGTAGCAATCCCACTAACCCCGTCAAATAGGCCACTGGTTGCACCACCGGTTAATGCGCCGGCCAAAGCAGCACTAGCGTAATTAGTGTCGTGAGTGATAACTACCGCAACTAGGCCGCCTAAGGCACCAATAATAATACTGGCCCAAGGCAACACCCAGCTAGGCAAATTGGTGATTTTCTTGAGTGCTTGTGTGGCAAGACCTGATACAGCGGCAATCACTGCCAACTCAGCGGCGGTTGCTAAATTTAAATTAGTAATAATATTCATAATTTTTATCCTCCAATTAATCCATTTGCTTTCAGCTTTTTGTTTTCGGCGCCCAAACGAGCATTTTCGGCCTTGTAGTATTCGTTACTCTTTTTGAGATGATTATTTTCTTTTGTCAATAAGGCTAGTTTTTGATCAAGCTCGCGCTCCATTTGGTCCTTTTGTTTTTGCAGTTCATTAAATGAGCCTTGTAAATCCCTGTACTGATCGCGTACCGTCCTAATCACAAATTGCTGCATCTCATCTTGCTCACGTTTGGCGTCAGAACGATCTTTCCGGTGGGCGTGACTAATTGCCCCAACAGCACTTAGCAACCCGGCCATGGCACCTAGTAAAGCGATAAAGTTTTTTGTTACCAAATCAGTCATGCCGTCGATCACCTCGCATTGCCGTACCGATAAGCAAGACAAACGCCAGGCTCATTGACACCCAAGTTAAATTAAAACGTTGATCTAGCAACCCCCGCCAAGCAAAAGCAAACGCCATCGCGCCGTAAAGTGGTGCTGCGATCACAACCCCAATATCACGCCATTTACGTTGGCCCAGGAAAACTCCCAGCAATAGAAAAAAGCCTGCCAAAACTAGCAAGCTTGCGAACCACCAGTCGTCGACAAAATCGGCGCCGAGACGTTCAAAATGTGGTAGTGGCGGCGGTGGCGTAATCTGCGGATTGTCTAAATAATTCAAATGGAAAAATACATAAATGCCACCAATTAGCGTAAATACGCCGTAGGCTAGATGAAAATACTCCTTACTGAGTCGCTTTTTTAATAGTTGCATTCACCCGCCTTCTTCCTTTTTGCGTAAAATAAAAAACGCCTATGAAGGCGTCACTGCTGAGTAATCATTACCCGTTAACGATTTAAAATCAGCCGCGGTAATGTAAGCCGCTTGGACAAATACTTTGAGATTGTCGACTGTATAAAGGCCGAGTTGATAATACTGCTTGACTAAATCACCCATTACTAAGCACCTCCTAGTCGACTAGTTGCCGTCGCTAATAATAGCTGCGCGTTAATTTTATCTTGCGCCGTTTTATTATTGACCATGGTCAATAAGACTTGCGCCATTTGCTGTTGATCCGTCGTTGGATTAGCCGGTTCTTGCTGCTCGGACCACGCCTGCTTGGCCTGATCGAAATACATCCAGCCGTCGTTAACCGGGTTGACCCAAGCAACGTCTGTCCAGTTAGCCTTTTCGTCGTCACTTAATTGGTAATCGTCCGCGACTTCTTGCGTAAATAGTGTCGCCCGGCCGTTGTCATCAAAATTATTTAATAGTTTAATTGTCATCGACCCCCTTAAAAGCCGTACATCACGTTAATATCAATGGTCGCGCCCGGTGAAATCCTAGTCCAAGCAGAGCTTAGAATTAGTTGCCGGTTGCTGTGGATATCGATGCGGCCCATTTGGCCAGTTGCTAGTAGCACCGTATGTGGTGCCGTCTGCGTCACAGAACCAGAAATTGGCAGGGATGAATCAAATGTCCCCATATTAAAGGCGGTCCCCTTTGGTTGGCCAACTTTATTGGTGTATACTAAGCCCATGGTGAGTAAGGCTAGGCCATGCCCGTCATCCATTAAATCATTAAGCACCGCCATGTGTGGCCTATAGACAATCTTTGTCGGATCGTTTGGCGTAAACTTAGGCGTTAAGAACTGCACGTTTCCGCGGCCGACGGCGTCGAATAGCGCCGACACTTCGCCTTTATCCGTTGTGACGTCCGGTGCTGTGATTAACTTTGAAAATGCATTACTACCCGTAAAGATATTATTACCGGGCAACAAGGCAACTTTGCTGGCTGCGATCTCGCTTAATAATGTTGCTAAGTCTGAGGACGCTTTGCTGTAAGTACTGGCCAGTTCTGCCTCCCATTTTGATAATTGGCTGCTATATGGCGTCATGTTAATATAAGCGTCAACGTAATCTGGTGTCACTCTAAAGGTGCAATCATTAGTTGTTAGCCGTGTTCCTGCGCCATCTGTGATACAGAAAAAGCATTTAAAATCACCGACGGTATTAAAAGCGCCGTTAGGAAAGCTGAAATCAACAATACCTAAACTGGCATTAACAATATTAATTGTCCCAAAGGCCACGATCGGGTTTTCACCATCGGCCGTATTAGCGCCAAAATACATACTTTGTCCATCTTTAAAAACGTGCGGAATGGCCGGTGAAAAACTGTCATATAACTGCATGCGCAAATAGCTGTTGTCATCGCCTTGGCGGCCGGTGAAATAGTCCTCTAAGCGAATCATGTTCCCGACTGATGATTTATCCAGATCGAATTTTACAATAGCTCCCATTTATTTATCACCCCTTATTTATTGTTGCAAGCGTATTTAGCGCCTGATTAATTGCTGTGCTGTTTTGGTTAAAGTGTGCTAAATAACTATGATTAAGCAGCAGTGTTTCTGGTTGCCAGAGTGTGACACTGATATCTAATCCTATTTGTCGTGCAGGGCTTAGTAGCTCATTTAGTCGTTGCTGGATATAAGCAGTCTGCTGATAAGCCGCGCGATAGCCTTGCACATTTAGATCCTCCATTAGCCAATCGAAAAAGTGACTGTCAGGCACATACTGGCTAATATCCGTATCAACTAAGCCGACAAAGCTATTACTAAATTGATCCAGCGCTAATAATGCTAACAAATAATTAGCATTAAAAAAGGCCGGCAAACTGGTTGCTGACCATGCGGACGGAATCGTTAATTGCGGTGCCACTTGCGTAAATTTAGTCACGCTTTGATTAGCCTGATAAATTGCGTTAGTCACATTATTAACGGCTAGAAAGTTTCCGGTACTGCCATTTAGGACTTGATTATTGCTGACTAAAATATTGTTAAATCCATTTTGACCAGTTATCGAGATATAACTACCAGTCGGATTATAACCATTAAATTGATTGCCACAAATCGCGACACTTTGTCCTGTTGCTACCGCCTGATTGGTGGTTACGGACGTTCCCCAGGCGCCAAGCCAGACAAAGTTAACACTAGCTGGAGCCTTAACACGGTTAATCACATTATTAGCAATGACAATATTGGCTGTCTCACTTGGCAAATGGATTGGTGCTACGTGGCCGTTACCCGATTGCGGATAGTTATCTGTTAACGTGTTTCCGATAAAATAGATGTCGTGGATTATATCACTTTGATTGATCTGATCATGCTGACCAATTGGATTGGCCGCGTAAGCTTGTAAGCTGCCATCGGCGTTGGTAATCGGATTAAAGGCGCAACCTAGCACAGCGACGTGACACGTTGGTAAATTATCATAGCTGTTGGCGTCAGCCGGATAGGCGTAACTCATACCACCTTTATAAGCATAATCGGGTTGGATTGCCTCAGAAGTCGTATTGCCATTGCCACCTGTGTCAGAGGTACTGGCGCCATAGCCGTTAAAGTCACAATGCCAATACAAAATATGACTGCTACCGTCTAGGTCGGTGCAATGGCCACCAATTTGCTGGGATTTAATCCAGTGGCAATGGTCAAAAATAACGTACTTGGCGTGTAACATTGAGTTACATAACGCTGATCGCCAATCCAAATTACTGTTATCGCCACTGCCAGCAAAGGTAGCGTTGCGCCACGTGATGTTCTGCGTGCCGCCATCATAGCCTTTGTTTGGGCTTGGGTAGTGGAGAATGCCAACGTTACCGGCGGATTTAAAAATGGCATTATTGTCAAAGATAAACTCCAAATTGGAGTGCAAAATCACGGTGTTGAAACAGTACGTTCCGGCGGTTACGTGGATCACCGTCTTATCATCTGAGTCAGTGTTAGTCAGTAGTTGATTAAAGGCCGCCGTATTATCCGTCTTACCGTCACCTTTGAGATAATCAGCCAGCTCTATTATTTGACTCAACTAGCTCACCTCTTTTTGTTTTATTAATAATTTATTCGGCCGCAGAACTAGTGGCAGCAGTAGAATCAGATGCTACGGTCGAAGTGCCAACTGGTGTCGTGGAAGCAGCTGGCACCTGATATTCCTCACCAACGATTGTCTTATACTGGTCAGCCGTAATCGCTGATTTAGCGACTTGTGCCGCGACGTCTTCCTTTGTCATGGTGTTCCAAAGTTGATACGCGAATTTAAATGTAATAAAAATTATGCATTACCTCCCATTTTTTGTTGTTCCTGTTGCCAACGCCGTTACTGACTGTGCTAGCGACTGTAAATAAGTTTGAGTATTATTATCATTGTCTGCAATCTGTTGAGCTAGTGCAGTCAACGCTTGTTGTTCAGCGGTCGTTTGCGGCGCCTCTTCTGGATGTTCCTTTAAATATGCCTGATTAGCTGCATCTTGTGCCGCTTGCCAAACTGCTTTATCAGTGCCAATCCATGTGGTGCCATTCCAAGTAACCGGTTCATACAAGCCATTATCTGGGTTAATTTCTGTTTCGCCGGCTTGCACTACATAATTATCATCAACCAGCTTTGAGCTTTGAAACTCGCGACTAGTTGTGTCGTATAAATAAATTGCTTTCAAAGTTGTCACTCCTTAATGAATCATAATAAAATTAATTACCATAGTATTAGCAGTAAGTGCTGTATTTGTAGTTCTGCGTAGATTAATATCCCCAGTGCTAGTGTCTGGAAATGGTCTATATAGATTTCCATCAAAATTAGCAATAACGGGACTAACAGCCCAATTTTTTTGTCCATTAAACACCGAAATTGGAAGAGCAAACGGAGTCACCGAAAATTGGCTAGCTGGTATATTTGGATAACTAATTTGGCCACCAACGGCTATAAAATTATTAGCACCAAATGACCCATAGGTATATACCAGTTCATTATCAGTAAATTGGGTCCAGCCATTCTTATAAACAATGCCATCCGATGTCCAAGGAACTTTTGTAATGATTTGCTGAAAATTATCGTTAATTGCTTCTGACCATTTTTCCATGCCAGAAAAAATCTTAGTTAATGTCATAATATCTACCTTCATATTTTTTTACCATGTCGTAATTAATTCCCAATCTGACCATGTAGTGTCAGAAGTTCCAATGCGGATATACGTCCACGGCCGTGTTGAGCCGGTAGTCTCGAATTCCTGCCGTGGACGACCAAAATCAGTATTATTGCCGGCGACTTTTGTGGTCAAGATGCCATAAGTTGAAGCTTGGCCGCTTGGCAACGTCACACCAAAAATCGACGTTTGCTTTAACTCCCGAACTTCTTTTGCTGGGTAGTTGGTTTGGTAGTAGGACGGTGGACAATTAACCGCACGACCATTCGTCGTGCTATCACCGCCATTATCAATAATCATACTAGCTGATTCGTTCCAAGCAGGCCCTTTAAGACTGGCAAGCCACTCAGCTTCCGTGCCGCTAAATCCATTAGCAACGGCCAGTTCATAAGCAGACTTACCGTCCGTACCCGGCTGGCCAGATACTGTGCCAATTAAATCTTTGACCGTGTTATAGATTAGTGTGCCGTTAGCAGTCGCCCAAACCGATAGATGGCTGTCTAGCCCCGTAACCGCTTCCGGTGCTACTTCTGGATAAAATTGTTGCAGATTTGGGTAAAGCAGCGGAATAATATCAATTGCCACCGACCTCACCCACTTTCTCGCCAAGCAAAATATTCGGCGCAAATACGCTTGTCTTATTTTTAACGTTACTAACTGCCTGATTAATTTTCGTTGTCATACTACGCTGATAGTCCAAAATTGTTTGCTCTGTATTATTCAAAATAATGTCAGTCCCTTGACTTGGATCAAATGGGTACCATGTATAGCTCATGACCTGAACATTCGTGACAAATGACTTAGGCCGTATTTCAAGCCGTCTCACTTCACCAGCAATTGGTTTAACATTCGTGCTAGCAATTACTTCAATTGTTAGCGCAGGGTTGGGATGCAATTGTGATTTAGCATATGTTTCCATTGATGTTGCACTCGTAAAACGATCGTCTGAAATATTGTCACCAATGTGCAGCCCCCATTTTTTAATTGAATCGTTATCAGACACCGTGATTGGATTAAAATAATAGCCAGCCGCACCATTATCAGTTCCGGTGTCCTTTTCTTTGCCATACGCCTTAACTTGATTAACCAAGGCCTGACTATCATTCGTAATCTTCACTTCGTTAGAATTATTTGGATAATCTAGTCGATTGCCTAAATCCTGCTTAAAAGCATCATCCGAATAAACCCGGATATTTTTATTATCCGGAAAAACAATTGCTGTCGGCCACGTATCTAAAATCTTGCTTAAACAATCCTTGCCATCGCTATTACCTAAATCCGTAATGACTTGATTATCAAAAGTCCCAATCACTTGATAAGTAAATCCATAAGTGTTGCCTTTAAAATAAAAATCAAGCACATCCATCACGCTATAAGTCTTGTCACCAGTATTAGTGTTCCGCTGTCTGACACGGCTAACTTCGTTATAAATCTGCATACAAGTCATTTGTTTTGTTTCAATTCCACCAATAATATTGGGCTCATTCGTTTTAACAATATATTCTTGACCATCAAAAAAGACGCTGGATTCAACATCCAACATCTCATAGGCCTCACTTTTGTCATCCCAAACGGTAAATTGTAATTGGTAAGTGCTGTTCTTTTCCCATTGCACTTGAAAACTATTAAATAATACACAATTCAAAGGCTCTTTGTCGGCGCTGTTCAAGCCTTTAACTAGTATTTTAAGCAATATAAACAAACGGGAAACTAAAAGTAATATCAATATCAGTTGCGCCGGTAACCGATATTGAGTTCCACCCTGTATTAAGGGTGATGTTGCCATAATCAGTATTCACACTAGCCGCATTGCCATTAAGCGTGGTGTTAACTCCATTTAAAATAATGGTGTCCGATTTACTGGCCGCCCTATTATAAGACCACTCTGTTTCATTAGTGTTATTGGTTAATTTAATAGAGTCGCCTGAAAACTTAACTATTATTTTTAAGTCGTGCTTTTGCTCGTACGGTTCAATTGCAATGTCGCTGGGATTGTAAATTTGAAAACTAGTTGTCGTAAAATGATAAGCGCATTCCTGATCCGTTGGTAAGTACATCCCCATCTGGATATCCGCATCATTCGTGTTAATTTCATCGCTTCGTGCTAACGAATATTTATATCCGCTGGGATTATCAAATGGGATCGTAAATTGACTGTCATTGGCAAAATTTTCTGTTGGTGCAATATCAAAAGGCGTTGCCACAACATATTTAACAATTGCAGGTTCAGCATCTGTTCTGATTCTTAATGATTTCCTACTGCTAAATAAGCGATATATTTCGTGCTTTGCTAGTTTTAAATTGTAATAATCACTAAAGCGTAAATAAAAGTTCGCGTTAACCGTGCTTTTATCAAAATTAGAGGCAATTAACGTTTTGCCGTCAACGCCAGTGTTTTGCCGATAAGTATTAAGCACATTAGGAGACGTTGAATCCCCTAAAAACTGTAAACCGTTAATCACATTAGAAACTTCAACTTCCGGATCATTACCTAACTTTACATATAATTTTGGTTTACCTAGCAAATTTCAACACCTCCTAAAGCGATTGTAAATTCCTAGCAGCTTGATCACGCGCTTGTTGCTTATAAAGCTGTGTTTTATCAAATGATGATTGTTGAATTGCTTTGACTTGAGCAACATTAATTCCCAATAATTGTGAGAGCGAATTATTAAGTGTTGTTAATCCATTAAGGACGGCTTCTAACTGTTTATTACTATTACTAGTCGTCGAATTAGTGGTACTGGTTCCATCTTGCGTTTTGAAGTAATCAAGCGATTGCTGCATAACTTGATAGGCTCTGGAACGTTTTGACATATCAAATGGTATAACAGCTTCTGGTATGTTGCCCTCGGCCATTTCAACCATTTGATGTTGTCCAACAATTCCGCCATTTGCCATCCGCTTATGACCAGTCGGACCCCAGCCACCGGACACACTGATATCTGCCAGCCAGTTTGAATCATTAAGCAAGGCCAATAATTGGACGTATCCACTACCTAAGTCTGCTTTTACCCCTCGTGGAACCCAGCTACTTAAAGTTGGCTGAATATACTGTAATAATCCTTTAGATGGTGTGCCGGCCTTTGCATTTGAGTCCCAATTATTAGACACGGCTGCGTTACCATTAGACTCTTGCGTAATTCTTCGTAAAATTGCATTCAATCCCGCCGCTGTTAGCTTAACGTTCATTTTTGCAGCAGCCTTTTTAATTGTCGCAGTCCAACGTTTTGCACCTGATCCGCTCGGATTGTTAGCCGATCCAAAATCTCCAGCAGATTTTACTAGCTTGGAAATAGCGTCCGCAATTCCGGTTAATGATTTATCAACCATTCCTTTGGACGCACCTTGCTGCATACTGCCAACGCCAGAAACACTGTTAATATTAAACGTTTTCGCTGCTAAATCTTTCAATGTTTTTAGCGGATTAGTTATTTTACTTAAAGCGTCACTAGCAGCATCCGATACGTCATCAAAAACATCAGAAGCACCGCTTTTAACTTTTTTAAGAAATGAAGCAATATCGGTTGATCCTTTAGCGTATCCTGGCAAAGCCTTACCGTAATTCCCAGCCATTACTTTTCGTGTGTCTTGGGCATTAAGAATCTGATCACCCGGTTGCACATTTATAAACTCTGGGCCTTGTGCACCGATTAAATCAACTTTTCCTGAATACGGCCGGTATTTAAGTTCTGCACCGGCTTCACCAACTAGAGCCTTAGAGGCTTTTGTGATTCCACCACCTGTGGCATGAGCACCACTGGTTACTCGCGTATAGGCAAAACTAGAAGCACCAGCATCAACTGGATTAACGCCAAACGACTTAGTCAATTTATTAAAGAAACTTGCAACGGCTTTCCAAATTGAATGAGTACCTTCGCCCTGCTTCTTATTTGCTTCCATTGAGCTGTTGGCCTGATTTGTGGCGTGATCAATAACGCCCTTAGACTGGCTAGATGCTGCACTTTTTACTTGATCGCGCTGATCTTTAGCATCATTTATTACTTTGTCATGCTGAGCTTTGGCCTTATCTGTTGTACTGCTAGCCTGCTTATCCGCATGATTAATTACTTTATTCTTTTGATCTAAAGCAGCAGAAACGGTGGCATCACGCTGTTGTTCGGCCTTCTTTTTAACATTAGCACGCTGAGTTTCGGCCCATTTACTATTGCCCTTATATTGGCTATTTGCAGCTGAAACTGTATCTCTATACTGTTTCTTTGCTGCACTAATTGATTCATTAGCTTGGTTATCCGCGGCCTTGCGCACAGAATTTGCAGTTTTAATTGCAACGGCTGTTTTTTGCTTATATTCTTGGTTAGCGTATTTAACAGTGTTTGTGTACTGCTTCTGGGCCGAATTAAGAGCATTTTGTAATTGTTTATTACTTAATTTTCCTTTGTCAGCAGTCAGCTTTTTCATGATACTTGTTTCTTTATTCGAAGCCAATTGAATCTTGCCATTTAAGGTGGTATGCAATTTGGCTTCTTTAACCATTTCTTGCGAAGAAAATTTAAGTTTCTGATTATCTAATGCCTTAGCCTTTTTGTTCTCATCTTGTTTAATAACAGCAGTCTGCTTAGACTGATCTTTTTGAAACTGTTCAGAATTTTGACCGTACTTTTTAGAATCTCTAAGCGCTTTAGCATTAGTCTTGGATTTATCAGAGGCTATTTTTTTATTCCATTTGGTTTCTAGCTGAGACCGAGCTTGAGAATAATATTTAGTAACAGCATTTCGATCCGACTGTGACATCTTTTCGAATTTAGAAGACTGACTGCCTTCCTGCTTTGCTGCCGCTAATCGCTTCTTATATTCCGCCTTTGTTAAATCACCATTTTTATAAAGTAATTTAAGATCGGCTTCATCCTGCTTTTGCTTATCAGAATAGTACTTCTTGGCTTCTGAATTAAGCTTGCCATAGGCCGACTTCATACTGATTTTTGGTGCTTTAATTTTAGTCTTGCCCATGGCATCAGATAATGATTTAGAAAACTTTTTGGCAATTGACTGGGCGGTTTTAGTTCCGCCTAATTGCTCACCAATTCCTGCACCGATCATGACACCAGTCGGGCCACCGACAGCACCAATAGCACCACCAATGACAGTACCTGCTGTTTTACCGGTTGCCTTATATTTATCTTGGGCCTTACCTGATCCAACAGCCTTAGCAATTGATGATCCTGCGTCCCAAGCAGTAATCGCTAAACCAGCACCATTTATTAGTCTTGAACCTAATCCTGTACCTAATAAATTCCATTTACTGCCACTTTTAGCGACTGCTTTTTCAGCATCACCAGTTAATGCAGATGCCTCACCGGTTGAATTTTCTACCTTTGAGGCCGTTGTGGTAATACTAGGTGTGGCGCTAGTAGTAGTTTTACTAACTTCGCCACTGCCAGTCGTGCCAATAGAATCGGCTCCCTCTTTGGCCTTAGCGTTGGCTTCATAGGCGGCCGTCTGAGTTTCAACTAGCTTAGTTTCTGCCGCAATTTTTTTACTTTCAGCAGACTGAATTACGCCTAATGATTCTAGGCTTCTTACAAATTTTGCAACTTTGTTAACGGCCCAAATTGCAGCCATTGCTTTACCGATATTTTCTACGGCCTTATAATGCTCAACCGCAAATACACCGACTTTTTCAATTCCGCCGGCAACTTTGCCAGTTTCGGTGGCAGCTTTTTCCACATCATTTCTAAAGTTCTTTTCGGAAAATAGTTTTGATAATCTGTTTGCCGCGTCTGTCATATAAGGCAGCAACTTACTGCCAAACATAATAGTTAAATCCGACCACGCTTGTTTGAATCGTTTTTCAGACATTTGCGCAGTATCGCTGTTTTTATCAGCTAGTTTTTGCACATAAGTGCCTTTGTCGCCAGCCTTTTGCACCTTATTTGCCAGTGTATCTAGCTCACCGTTATTTTGAGCTAAAATAATAGCGGCCTGTTGCCCGGTAGTCCCGAACAAACTGTTGAACACGGCGTTCTTGCTGCCAGTTCCCATGTTCTTGGTCTTGTCATTGACTACTTCCATAATACTAGATAAGCTTTTAAGGTTACCGTTGGCGTCTTCAATATCATTCTTTTTAATACCTAATTTGCCAAGGACACTATCTTTGCTATTAATATTTTTAACATCAATAGTTAAACTGTTTATAACTTTACGTAATCCAGTCCCAGCCTTATCGGCTTCTAGACCATGGTTAGACAAAATACCCATGGCAGCGGAAGTTTCCGATAGTTTAAAACCAGCCGAATGCGCCGAATCACCAACGTATTCCATACCTTTGCCTAATGACGAAAAATTGGTTGCCGTCATATCGGCCGAATAGGCTAACTCATTAACGGCTTTACTAGTGTTCTTTGTCATTTTAGCGGTGTTATTAGTCCTCATGCCAAATGCATCGATAACTTGGCCAGACACGGAAACAACATCGCTAAATTTATCACCACTAGCTACAGACGCTTGAAGCTCTGAACGCATAGCGCCCAGAGCCTCTTTTGATGAATAGCCACGTTTTACTAGTTCCTGGTATTGATCCGCAATGTCTTTTTGCGACTTGCCATATTTAATCGAATATTGTTCACCGTCAGCCTGCATAGCAGAAACATTTTTAATTGCCTCTGCTGATTTTTCGCCGCCGGTAGTTAATAAATTGGTGGTTTGCTTATAACTATTTTGTAAAGTAGATGCTTTTTTTGCACCAGAGATAGCGGCGGCACCAATTAGGGCAATACCACCAGATGCAACCACTGCCGCGCCTTTAATACTGCTAAGACCAGATTTAATCTTAGTACTGGCCAGCGAAACGTTATCGCGGGCCCGAGCTCCAGCGGTAGACATGCTGCCAACTGAACTGTTAACCTTTTTAATTTCGGCTTCATTAACTTTATATTTCGAAGTTAATTCGGAAATTCGAACGCCTTGTTTTTGCGCATCACTTGAGGCAGAACCGTATTTACTAGATAGTTCTGTCATTTGCCGCTTTTCGGCTTCAAGCTGTGTCTTCATACGCTCATGAACATTAACTAGGCCGGATAATTTAGTCTTTTGGGCTTCAAAAGTTCGTCCTTGAGCTTCTAAAGCAGTAACGTCACTTTTGGTTATTCGCGTCTGTTGCTCAATGGCATCTTTAAGCCTAAGCACGCCAGAACGCTGTAAATCTTCTGACCTAGTTGCTCGTTCTTGTTGGCCTTGTAAGTTAGAGATAGACCGTTTGGCTGATTCGATCTGGTTCTCATATTTAATATATGATTGCCGACCCTTTTCAGTTGATTGATCAAGCCCTTCTTGCTTTTCTTTCAACTTTTGAATAACTAATTGCTGAGCATCAATTGCTCTACTAGCATCCGTAACCTTTTGACCGTAAGCCGCCATGACACCTTCACCGGATTTAATTTCAGTGAAGTTGGACTGCATCGCAGACTTTAAAAGCTTGGCTTCGTCACGAAGTGTTCTTAACGATCGAGTCATGCCACCGTCGTCCATATTAACGGCAAATTGGTAACCCTGTATTTTTTCCACTGTGATTTACCTCCCTTAAATAGCCCCGATTCGTCTAGCAAGCTCAAATGGGTCCTGAATGCGATCTTTACGTGACTTTGCGCTTAAGGCGTCCTGCATGTCGCTATAGCTGCTGTCATAAAATTGTTGTGGTAGAATTCCTTGTTCCAAAAATTGCTGCGCCATATAGTCAATATCCTGAATAAAATTTCCCAATTGCCAAGCTAATTTTCGTCTGGCGATTTTGGGTCTGTTTCTACCTCAGAATCGTCTTCATCTTCGTCACTGTCGTCATCTAAAGATGGCATTTGAATTCCCAAAAACTTGATCAAAAAATCATTAAAAATGTTGTATTGATCGCTAAAAGATTGGTCCTGTAAGCCGGCCTTTTCTTTTGCAGACAAATCAGCGATATCAGCAATTGTGTTAGCAATTTCCTCGGTTAACATTGGCGAGTTGCCAACCAATTGCTTAATACTGTCTTCATCCTCGGTGTCAAAACGCTTAATTAAACTCTGATAATGCTGAGCCGCCTTTTTTACATTTTTTGATGAATCAATAATTTTAAAATTCTTATTTTCAATGCCAATAACACTACCATCAAATTCAACGTACTTTGCCATTTAAAAATCATCCTTTCGTTTAGCCGCCCCGTTAAGTATTGTGAATTTATTTGGCGACCAAAATACCTAATTAAGCTTGACCACTTGCGGCCGAGCTAGCAGAACTTGCTGTTACTGGAGCGGTAGATGATGCCACAGCAGAACTTGCGCCACCTTGACTAGATGGCGCTACGCTTTTGGGTCAGTTGTGCCTGCATTTTCAGTAATATAAGTCTGCCCAGGGAAGACTTCTTCGAACATTGCTTGTTTGTCAAACAAAGGATCGTCTCCATAGAAAACTTTGTAAGGCTTGCCATTAAATGGCGCGTAATTAATAGACGTGAACGTTAAATTATCATCATCACGAGTTTCTGCAGTATCAGTATTGGTTCCGATATTTTGGCCGGACTCGTTGTAAATGCCACGACCAAAGGCATAGTAAATTGACCCATACGTAATTGGTGATTGTGATTCAATAATCAGGCCACATTCAACCGTCTGATCACTATCTGAATAACCGCCTTTGCCATCAGAAATTCGGCCTAAGATCTTTTGCTTAACCGCGTAATTAATCAGATTTGAATCAATCGCAACAGAGGGCGCAGAAGGCGGATTGGAAACATCAACGACTTCATTATTACCGGAAATCTTTGTTGGCGTACCAGCCAAACCAGTGATATTAGCGGTTTTAGTACCCAAGTTTCCGTTTTTTTTATTTGTATCAATTAAATAGACGCCAGTAGCATTTAAGCCTTTTTCAGCGTCAATAATAGTTGATCCGTCGGCGTCTTTAACACCGGTGTATAGCATTTTTAAACCAATATTTGCCATTTAAATTTCCTCCTTGGAATAAATAAACTTCAGTGTATTTTCAATATTTTGTGTATCAGGTGTAAGGACGTGACCGGCATCGCTGTTGCAATACAGACCATTTGTTAGCAGCAGGTCTTTCACCGCTTGCTCGATCGCACTCATATCTTCCTGATAGTCTTTTGGATAATAAAATTCGATTTGAACTTGTTTTTTAACGCTGACTGGTCTGCTATTGCCGTAATCTTGGCTATAATTAGGCAACTCCGTAATTACTAAAATCGGGTCAGTATTCGTTAAATCATTTCCAATAAAAAAAGCGTGGATATGCTCCGCGCTTAAATTCGGTAACTGTTCGATTTCGTCAGCCAAAATATTTCTAACATAAGATGCCGGTGTCATTATCCGCCACGCACCTTTCTGTCCATTTCTCGCTTAACAACCTCAGCAACAGCCACTTGGACTTTACCTTTGGCTTCACGCTGAGTTGCTTCCCAAAAATGTGATCCGGCTACTGGAGCGTATGTCTTGCCAGTTTTATCCTTAGGCGTCCAGCCGTCATTTTGAAAACGGCCAATATAGCCTTTGTTTTCGTCAGCAGTAAAGCCAACAACGACTGCACCATTAGGCTTTTCATCTTTAACTAACGAATCACGCAAATGCCTTTTTTCGCCTTTTCTTAAATGGCTACTTTCCGGTATTTTAGGCTTCATAGTTTGGATAAATACTTCTGCGCCTGCGTTATTGGCCGCTAATTTTTCAGCAACACCAATACCCCTGGCCAGATTATCCAAAACCATATCAAATGATTCTTCGTTGCCAACACCATTAGCCATGATTAACACCCCATTTATGACACGTGATTAAATCGAAACCGTCTGGCGGTAGGCCATCATCAAAATTGATATTGTCAACTTGATAAATCTGCTTACCGTCTTTTCGTAAAAGCATTCCATCTTCAACCAGTTCATTGTGACGGATAAAAAATACAGCCACGTCTTTAGCTTCCAACCCAGCTAAACTAAGCGACTGCTCTAATGACAATGACCATTGTCCGGCCCATCTTGTAAACTGAGGGACAAAACCCTTAATTGATTCACCAGTATTAGGATTAGTTTTTTCAGTATCTGTTTCACTGCCAAATTCTAATCGCAAATACATTCGCGATGGATTAATTGCTTTCGCCATCGTCCGTCACCTCACTTTGTTCCGCGTACAATCCTCTCAGCTGACCAATGATAGAGTTAACCGTTAAATCAACGGGAATGGCAGCAATTGCTGATAATGACGTTCGATAAGTGTAGTAAGTTGATGCCAACGCCAAGACTGCCGTATTAAATAAATCGGCAACATTAGTCTGACTGTAAAAATCGCTTACGTCTGCTCCACTGCCAATCCCAGATTCAACAAAGCTCTTTGCAGCAGCCAAGTAGCCCTTTAATAGACCATCGTCGGTTTCTCCATCAATTCGTAATGATAATTTCAACGTTTCTAAATTAGCAGCCGAAGCTGTTTCGTCTGTTGCCATTTAATCACCACCCTATTTAGCAGAAGAACTGGCAGCACTTGAATCAGCCGCTGAACTAGTTGCAGCACTTGCGGCGGAACTAGTAGCATTATTTGCTGTAGCCAATGCCAATAAATCTGCTTTAGCAGTCTTACCAGTGTGATCAATACTATGAGCATCTAGCCAAGCAGTGATTTCAGCTACTGTATTTGTATCAGTCGGCTTCACGTCACCAGTTGGATCAAAACCATCGTCTGTCTCAGATGGTGCTGTTATTTTGACGCTGCTTGTAAATTCCCCGGTTGGTCTGCAATTGTTGTAAATGTGCCCATGACCATTGCTTCACTATCAGTCACTTCAACGTCAAAACGATCAATGACACGGATCTTAGTGCTGTCATTTTCAAATGCGCCACCACCAATATTGGTTGTTAGTAATGACATTTGTTCGCGATCGAATAACGTCGCAAATTGTTTGCCATCTCCAAAATAAAGTGGGTGTACGTTAGCGGGCGCATCAGCAGTACCAGTATTAACATCTGGTAACCAGCGATCCGAAACTACATGAATAACCTTTCCGCCAATAGTCCACTGATCTGGCAAAGTTACATCCCGTTGGAGCATATAACCGCCCATAGCGTTCTTAACTTTCGCTAAAGAGCCTAAACCACTTTGGTTAGTGATAAATTCGGAAGTTGTCAGTAAGGCTGGATCAAGCGTTGTCAATTCCAAATCTTTAATATCGTCAAACTTAGCTAATGGAACTTTTTTAGCCGTATTAAAGACTTTTAAGATTGCCAAATTACGGGTAACAACAACTTTTTTAGCGATCCATTGGGATAACCAAGTTAAAATATTATCAGCCGTATCTTTAAGCAATGTGTTAGTAATTGTCGTAATGCCAGCGTAACGGTGAATTAAGTACTTAATCGTAGTTAATTTAGGATCATCATTATCACCAATGGTGGCAGTTTCGTCATCTAAATCGGCAAGTGGCGTAACATTAGTCCATTTTTCCCAAACACGTGAACCAGTTGGCATTGTCGTTGCTTCACGATTAACGTATTGTTCCAAAGCGTCATATTGACGCACTAAAGTATTAATAGCGGTTTGAATATCCTGTGGAATTGTAAGACCAATTTGGTTGCCATCAGCATCAGTCGATGATGTGACTAAATTCATAATTTTAGGATCACCATTAACCATGGCTTTAAAATCACTAACAAATCTATCCTTGGTGCTTAATTCATCTTTTGATAATTTTTCTTTATCGTTGTCAACCATGGAAGCCACTTGTGCTGCCCGAGCATTTTCTAATTGATCCTTTAAGGCATCACGCTGAGCAGCCGCATTATCACGCTTTGTTTTTAAATCCTTATAGTCGTCCTCTTTGAAATTATCGTCTAAAACGGCAGCATTTAATTTAGCATTTAAATCAGATACTGACTGCCCTTTGGCGATCCAAGCATCATTAATTGTATTTACATCATTTGTTTGTTTTAACATTAATCTTTCTCCTCTTTTCCAAATAAAATAGCCAGCTTACGATTTTTTAAATCATCGTTTTGCTGACTAATATCATTTACAATTTCATTTTTATTAACTGGAGTAGCTGCATCATTTACTTTGGCTTTGGCCATTAATCCTTGCCATTTGGCTACAGCTGTTTTTGGGACTACAGATCCCACACTGGCAAATGCTTGCAATGGCTGTTTATCCTCAGCTGGTTCATTATCATCATTTTTAAAAGTCATGATTGAATCGGCAAAACCTAATTTAACGGCATCTTTAGCACCTAACCAAGTTTCGTTAGACATTAAATTAAGTAACTCGCCATTATCCAAACCAGTTTTAGCCTCATAAGCATTGGCAATTGATTGATCAATGCCATCAAGCACCTGCGATTCGTGAGCTAAAGCATCGCTATTTCCGCCATCCATCCCTGACCAGGCTTTGTGAATCATAATTTGCGCAGTGGGTGAGATTTGAACGGTATCAGCAGCAACCGCAATTACAGAAGCAGCACTAGCGGCCAGGCCCTGAATTGTGGCCGTGACTTTAGCCTGACAAGATTTTAATAACGTGTAAATTTCCGATGCGGCAAAAACGTCACCGCCGTTGGAAGCAATCTGTAATTCTACAGTGTCACTTGCTTCAGCGGTCGCTAATTGGTTAGCAACTTTCTCCGGGCTTACGTAATTATCCATACCGAAAAAATCATAGAATGATGCCGTGTCATTATCAATGATGTTACTTTTGATCGGGATCACTATCTTCTGATTCATCTTTCTCACCTCCCTTCGCTATTTGAATAACAGTCGGAACCGGAACCGGCTTAGGGTCGGGTATTTCTTCACTAAAGTAACCAGTGTCTTTAAGCAACCAAAGCGCCTGATTAGCGTCGATAACATTAGCCTTTTTAAGATCGCTAACTTTATCCGCGTAAGTATCACCGTTAGCGTCAATGGCAGGTCGTAAATTAATACTGATATGAGTCATGAATTTATCATTTAATTCCGCTAAGATGGCCTGCGCATAGCGATTCAAAGCATTCGAATACATTCCTTGAATCATCGGTAAAGATGACTGCTGGTCACCTTGACCGTTTAAATAAGAATCAGGAATACCATAAACTTTGGCAATCTGCTTAGATGTCCAATCAGTCTGTGATAATAAACCAGCAATGTCATTCTTAATTTCTAGTGGTGTCCATTCTTCCAAATCGTCAATGACTATTGGACCACCTTTTGAGTGATTAACCTGTTGCATAAATTGCCGTGATCTAGCGGCCTTCTTTTTGGCATCAAGTAATCCGCCTTTTGTTTCTTTCAAAACACCGGGCGCCAAAATTGACTTTGCTAAAGCAGATAAAGTTAAATGGTTAGACTGTTTCTTGATTTCCAATTCACTGTGTAAAGCATTTAATGGACTAATGCCAACCATGCCTCCGGAATTGCTCATCAATCTAAAATGTAAGACATTCGACTGCGGCTCATATTCCAACACGCCTTCATCTAGCTCATCAAAGGTAATCGTATAAACAAGGCCGTTGCCGTCTTCTTGTAAAAAAGTACTAACTTGCGATGGACGCAAATACTCTAAGCGAGCAATCATCCCATTGCTGTTACGCCAAATATAAGCAAATGATTCGCCGGCTATTAATAACTGGCTAAACATTGCCTGCCAAAAAGCGTGACCATTGGTTGTTGCACTTGGATTATCAAGAAATGACTGAATCTGCGGCTTATCGGCCACTAATTTCGAGCTCGCTAAGTCACCACTAATTGTTGAAATCACACTATATAAATCAGAATTATGCAGTGCCTTAGTTGCCGAAACGTAATAATTTTCACCACTTGGATTTAAATAGTTGGCAATTTCAGGATCGCTAAAAGCAATATCCTGACCACCAACCGATAAAGAGTTCTTAAAATTATGTGGATTAAATAGCGGCATTAACTACCACCTCCCTTGTTGAAATAAATAATTTCAGTTAATACACCTAGAACAACCAGCGAAATAGCAGTAACAATTCCGCCCCAGAACCAGCTTGCAAAGTATACAGTGACATCTAGTAAAACAATTGCGGCAAAATAAAAAAGACCATCAATATACTTGATAATCCCTTGCCCCAAACGATTTAATTTTTTCTTACCAATCAGAGTCATCACCGCTTTCATTAAGCAAACCTGAATCAGGATTGTTGAACCAATCCAGTACTTCCTTATCGCTCATTCGTTCAACTTGCTTGGCCGGATTATTGACATCGGAAAAATCTTCAAAATGGTACATCCCTTGGTAAAGCGCATCAATCAAGGCGTCCACCACATCAATTTTTAAAGTAGCCGCTGCTTTATCAACTTGAATTCCGATCTTGTCTTCATAAATTTGTGCATTGATTAAGGCCTTTTCCATAATTCGATCGTCTAGCCGGCTGATTGAGCTTTCGACAAAAGCCGATTGTAAGAATTTTGTCGGGTCTTTCAGCTCACTGGTGCGCTGCCGAATATCTTCAATTGGCCACTGGACATTTAATTCAAGCTGTTTGGTCACATTAGTCGCGCCCCACGAATCATAGCCAAAAAATAAAACGTCCAAGTTGTGATCCTCAACAAAATTTAACAGCCACTGATAAACTTGATCATCATTGATTAAGCCTTGCGGATGACTAGTAATCGTGCAAAATCCTTTAGCCGCTAGCTCCCGATAATTAATGCCATCTTGTTTTTCCTTAGCGTCAATTGAACCTGCCTTTTGCCACGGAATAAATGAGTGCTGCCGTAAATGCCACATTCGCTTACCTGTGATCGGATCGCTATACGGAAAAGCAAAGCCGATCGCAGTATTGTCGGAAAACATGGAATAATCATAACCGATATAGACTTGTCTGTTTTCAATTTCAAAGTCTGGCACAATAGCTCGCTCAATATCAGCAAGTTTTAAGTATGAGTTAGTGGCTTCTTGCAGCCAGAGATTTAGGTTTTTGTTCTGAAAGTCAGCAATCTCGCCGGTCATACTGTCACTATCTCGTTTGCCAGTTAAGCCTGAAAGCAATTGACTAGACTTATTTTTCAGTCCTAGCAGCGGATTAGATTTTATCCAAGTTTCCGGTTTATAGGTTTCGTCAAGCGAATCTTGACACCAGATCAAACATAAATAATCATCAGCCTTACGATCAAAATCCTGTTCCATGTTTTGCTGCATCATTTTTTCGTCGTCATGAAACGGCACCGACGGGTCTGGATAAGCGGTCGATATCTGAATAAATTGATGATTATCAACATCGACTTGCCCGGAAATAATCTTAGATATTTTTTGACGTGTTTTAAGTTCACCAATTTCATCAAAGACGGCGGTCTTAAAATGAAACGAATCATATTGCCCGGATTCATGACTAATTGCCCGTAAAACATTATTGGATTTAGTCATAATAATCTGATCACTTTGAGAACTTAGTAACCTAGGATTTAAGCCATTTTCTTCTGCATAAGATTTAAAAGGTTTGATATCTAAAATCTTACGTAGCATGGATTTAACATAGCCAAGCAATTTACTAGTTTGCTTAAAATTAATTGAAGCTACTAAATAGTCTTGGTTAGATAAGCCAATTGATTCGATTAAATAACTATAAACAGTGACAATTGCCATTAAATAGGTTTTGCCTTGTGCACGAGCAACTGAAACGATTGCTCGTGCAAACCGTTTGCCACCAAGATTATTACGCCAGCCAAACAATTGAGCTAAAACAAAATTTTCCCATGGCATCAATTTACTAGGCTTGCCGGTATCAACATCTGGACAAATACTAGCAAATTTTAAAATTCTATTGGCATCATCCACACTATAAGAATAAAAAAAATCAGGACTACCTTGTCGTTGTAAATCGCGCAAGTGTCTGAAAGCTGCTAACTTAATAAAGTAACCAGTTATAATTTTTTCGTCTAAAACATCAAAAGCATATTTGGTTGCGGCGTCTTTAAATTCCTTACGAATGTTAGAAAAGTCAATTGCCTGATAAGCGCCCAGCACATCATGTGTTTGAGTTAAATCAATTTTCATTACTAAAGAACTCCTTCATTTGTGCCTCGGCAGTTTTATCAGGTTTCTTTTCTGGAATAATTGCCATTAGTTCGGCTCTGCTTTTTGGCGATAATCCCAACTCAGATCCGATCTTAGCTAGACTTTTAATCGCAGAATCATAAATCGAAGTCATTGGATTACGCTTATAACCAATAAAATCAGTTCCAATCTTTTCACCAGCCGCATTTTGCACGGTTTTATAAATTGGTTGCACTTCACCGTTTTCTTGTATGTGCTTATAAGAATTTCGGTAAATTTCATATTGAGTTGCATACATTTCAACCAATCCGCTGTCTGGTCGCTTAACATTACTTTGTTGCTCTAAAAAAGGGACAATCTTACGCCAGGTTACTTTCGCTTGGCGTCCCAAATAGTCAGGAGGAGTCATCGACAATTTACCATGATTGACATCTTTATCACGCTTTTTCAAAGTATTGTCATCTCCTTCTTCCTGATTGACCCCCATTGGCTAAAATTGTTTAAAAATGGCATCCGCCATAAGACGCGGGTAATGTGTGCGCTCTGCTGAAATCAATTTTAAGGGGGGCTATTGAATTTTAATCTTCGACTTGGCTAATTACACTCATAAATTTAAAGCCGCTTAAATCGCACGATAGGTGCCAATAAATCAATTGTTCATTAACACAACGATTGACGATACATCATTGATTGGTGTTACACTTTTCAACTCGTTACCTTGACCTGTGCCATAAGTTAGTTGTTCCCAATCAGTCTTGAGTCGGTGACACTTACCACAGATGACAGCTAAGTTATCAACACTTGCTTTTAGTTTGTCATCGAACTCAATGGGAACGATGTGATCAACCGTCTTGGCAGGTGTCAGTCTGCCTTGCTGCTTACAGTACTGACATAAGTAGTGGTCTCGGTCTAACACTTGCCGTCTAAGGTGTGACCACTGTCGCGTCCGATAGAAGTTGTACTGCTGTTGCTTATCATCGCTACGATTGCGTGTGACTGTGTTGTACTTGTGAGAGTACTGCTTAGCATGTGATCTAGCCCATCGCTGTCTGCTTGCTAAGTACTCGGCCTCATGCTCATGGTGCTGCTTGCAGTAATGGTCTGGCAGTTCAACCATGGCGTGACAGCCTGGCAGCCTACATCGTCTAACTCTCGCCACGTTAACATCTCCATATAAATAAGCGCCCATCTCTGGACGCCAATTAGGGTAAGAACATTACTATTAAAGGAGGAATCTGTTGACCCAAAGGCCAATGCTATTAGTAGGAGTCGAACCTACCAATAGCCATCCTGTATCGTGACAGGCCACATAATGAGTGATGATGTGGTTCATGGCTTTATATAGCAACTTAATCCATATCCTCTCCATCACTCAACACTAATAGAATAACGCTGTATAACGAATAAAACGGCCGGACATTGCCTCACGTTTGCCTCACAAAAGGTTCAAGAAAGTCTCACAAAAGCCTCAATTAAATACCATTAGTTCCTCATAATTAAATGATTCTGCAAACATTATGATAGCGTCTTTCTTTGTTCTATCAAACGTTGACTTTGCCATGTGCAACTCATAGGCCATTTCAACGTTGCTTATATTATCCCGGATATATTGTTCATTAATGATAATTTGACTTACCTCATCTAATGATGCCACCGCTCTTAATATTTCTGGAACTTCTTCTTCGGCTATTAATCGTTCTTGAATTCGATGTTCATTATTATTATCGATTGATTGGCTGTGCGGCATTCCTGTCATAGCAGGCGATTGCAGCACCGTCAGTTTGCGACCTGCTATACGTCGCAATCGGCGATAATTTTTTAGCAGTCGCTTAGCCTTGTCACACGTTTCATCTTCGTCCAAATTATCCAGTATCACTGCAACCGCCCCTTATGATATAATTAGTTGTTGGACTAAAGGGATGGCTGCCAGTAATGGTGGCTTTTTTTATTGCCAATCATCTACCAGATCACCTCAACAATAGTCATTGCTGGTATTGTCCACCAGTCGGGCATGTCATACGCTGCGTCCAAAAAGTTGTCGGCTTTATCGTAAGTGTCGAACGTTGCGATGGCCTCGTGTGAAAACATATCTTGGCACTCATACTTAATTGTTATTGTCAGTCGCCTTTTTAGCTTCAGGAATAAACGCATTCATAGGTAGGCGCAATTTGTTGCCGTCCTTTAGCCTCACCATATAGCAGTTCCCATCACTGACAGATGGTTCTCTGATGAAGTCGATGCTAACAACATCACGGTCTGAATGACGCTCAACTGGGTTGTTATGTTGCCCATCCCAAACCATTTTGAAATGTGGTTCATCGTACGGGTGCCCGACTTCAATCACCCTTGTTGTCTGGAATATGCTGCCGTCATTAGGATTCTCATCGTGATCCATCAAGGACAGGCTTTCTAGCCTGATTATTTTATTTCTCATCGTCAGTCACCTCCACAATAGTCATTGCAGGAACAGTCCACCAATCTGGGTAGTCCGCTGATGCGTCGATAAACTCTTCTGCTTTTTCGTATGTCCTAAATGTGGCAATTACTTCACCACCAAACATATTGCGACATTCATACCTCATCGTCAGTCACCTCCAAGGGCTTAATTGCCTTTACCCATGCGAGAGTGTAAAATATTTTGTGTAAATGAGTATTGAAAAAAGGAAGACCTTCCCCGTATGATTATAAGCGTCTAAACCAAATCAACGGAGGTCTTCCCCTATGAATCAGTTTAACAAAGAATTGGCAAATGTACTACTATCTCATGGTGATTTAAAAGAAGTTTTTAGAAAACAACTGCAGGATACATTAAATACGTTACTTCAAGCCGAGTTAACTTCTGTTCTAGGCTACGATCCTTATGATCGTCAAGGTTTCAACTCTGGTAACTCTCGAAATGGCCAATATTTTCGTCAAATTGATTCAGAGTATGGAAAGCTGAGTATCTGTGTCCCACGTGATCGCAAGGGCGAGTTTAAGGCTAACTTAATCCCACCTTATTCTCGAAGAGTAGATGCACTGGAAACGACGATTATACAGTTATACGAAAAAGGAATTACAACTCGAGAAATAGCTGACTTAATCGAAAAGATGTATGGAACTCATTATTCACCCACTACGATTTCCAACATTACAGCCATTGTTGAGGATCAAGTGACTGCTTATCATCAGCGGCGGTTTAGTTCGACAGACTACGTCTGTCTTTTCCTTGATGCAACTTATGTGCCCTTACGTCGTGATACGGTTCAAAAAGAGTCGGTTTATGTCGCTTTAGGTATTAAAGCAGATGGTCATAAAGAAATTTTAGATTACTGTATTGCACCAACGGAAAATTCAGAAGTTTGGTCCGAATTACTAACTGGTTTAGTCAGTCGTGGTATTAAACACGTCCAGTTAGTCATCGCAGATGGCTTAGTTGGCTTGGATTCAGCGCTTAACCACAATTATCCTCAAGCTAAATTTCAACGCTGTCTGATCCATATGTCACGGAATATCATGCAGAAAGTTCGCGTAAACGACCGTGCAGAGGTCGTTAATGAGTTCAAAGAACTCCACAGAGCAAAAACACGTGATGAAGCCCAGCTAATTTTAAATCGTTTTATCGATCATTGGGAGTCAAAGTATCCTCGAATGGTTAGAAATTTAGCCAGTACGTCTAATTTACTAACCTTCTTAGAATTTCCTCCGAGTATTCGCAGAACAATTTACTCAACGAACATTATTGAATCATTCAATAAAAAGCTGAAGCGCAAGACAAAAGTCAAAGAACAATTTCCAAATGAATCAGCACTTGACCGTTTCCTTGCGACAATTATCTTAGAGTACAACGAGAAATACTTCGGCAGAGCTCATAATGGCTTTAAGCAGTGCCAAGATACTTTAGAATCAATGTTTTAAGCTAGACAAAATGATACGAAGAAGTCTTCTTGTTATTTACACAAACTTCTTGACGCTCTCACCCATGCTGGTGCGGCGTCGATGTCCGACTGGGTGACGGTGTATCCGTGTTTGACGGCATCGTCAGCGCCTAAAGCAATTGCGTCAGGCCGCCAGTTTCCAGTTTCTTTGACTGCGTAATATTGAGCGCTTCCGTGCATCTGATAGTTGTGGTAGTCAGTGCCGGGCATTGGCAGCACGTACCGCTTAGGTTTCTCGACCGTCCAACCGTTGACGTAAGCATTCATCAGTAGCTTCTCCTTGTAGGAACTACCAGTATGATCAGAAATGTACGATGCTGGGAAGTTATTATCGTCATGTGCACCTTCAACGATTTCGGCTTGCTCTTTGGTTAGGACTACCTTTTTAGGTTCCTCAACGAGCGTGACAACGTGGCCGCCACGCTCACCAGCCACTAGTTCAGCCACTCGTTCAGCCTGTTTCTTTCTAATCGTTGTAGTGGGATATGCAATTTCTGATGACCAGAAACCGGAATTAGCCGAAAAGTCCCAGTATTTGCCTTCGTCGTTCTTTACCATGTACAGTTTTTCTTCGCTCATTTTTCTTCCTCCAATTTCACTATCTCCCCAGTTTCTTCAACACGCCAGACACCTAGCACCCATGCACGGGCAAAAGTTCTCTGATATTCAATTATCCATGCTAAGGTCTCGCTAAACTTATATCCGTTTTTGGCCGTGTCTAAGACGCCCAGCAAATTAGTTTGCCCGTATGCCGATTGCAATATCTCCTCCACCTCTTTCGGAATAACCGGCAGATCATCTGGCAAGGCGGCATCATAAATAAAGGTGGCTGGGAACCCTTTGACATGCGCATCTTCAACGATTTCGGCTTGTTCCTTGGTCAGGACTACCTTTTCAGGCTCCTCAATCAAGGTGACAACGTGACCACCATTCTCAAAAGCCACTAGTCCAGCCTGTTTTCTACTAGTCGTTGTAAGGCAATCTGGGAATTCTCGTCTCCAGAAACCGGAATTACCAAAGTCCCAGTATTTCCCTTCATCATTCTTTACCGCGTACAGTTTTTCTTCGCTCATTTTTCTTCCTCCTTTACCGCTGTTAATTCCTGAATGACTTCGTTGTATATTGCGGGTATCTCTGTTGATTCAATATGATTTTGTTCAGGTTCTAGCCATTGTCGAATATCAAATTCTTGTTCAACGTTTTTGCTGTGTGGCATCACATTTACTGTGCTGAAATGCAAGTAGTCGTCTTCATCGTTTTGAATGAAATATACTTGTCTAGCAGCTCGCGTCAGACTGTCACCATGAACAATCGTTGCGTTCATGCCACGAATGGCACAATTTAATATCAAAAACGGCAACGTGCTATCGCCAAGCTCTTCCAAATGATAAAAATACATGCTTGGCCGATAGTCCCACGGCGTGTGCTTCAAACGGTCTTGTTGCCATCGTTGAATCATCATTGATCCGGTCCCAGCCGCAACCTCGTAATACTCGCTACTGTCATTCGAGCCTACCAGCATGTTCCCGAGCTTGCTAATACTCTCCGGAGTGAAATCTTGTTTCTTGTCTTTTCGGTCAGCTTGAACGCTCATGAAATATTCTGAGAACCAGTCATGCGATACGTCTGTGCTAACATCTAGAAATTGCTTAAAAAGCTTGTTACGCTTTTGCTGGTCCATGATAATGCCCATCAATGCGGATGGTGCCTGCTGTGCTTCGCGAACGCCCAACAGTTTGTGAACGACATCTGCTGTAAATTTGGTCATCATTTGAGTACCTCTCTTTTCGCATTGACTGACTTTACAGCTTGATTGGAGTAATCCTTGATACTCTGTGCGTCTTCGATTGCCTGTGATAAGTCATTGTTTGTCTGTTTCGTGGCTTCTAACTTAGATGTAAGGTCATTGATTGTCTGCTGCTTAACCTCAACTGTTATTGCTGGATCAGCGTCTGTATCTGGTCCCCAAAATCGGTTGCCTTGGCAATATGAGCATAATTTATCCATTTATTTCACCTCTAAATTTGGGTTTTATCGCGTGATTTATAAACTCACTTTATTGCCTTGACTTCCTTTATTAATTCTTCCGAAATAAATCCCCCTATTAAAAATAATCCAGCTATTTGCCAATAATGATGGTCCCGGATTAAAAATGGAATGCTTATGCTTGTGTAGAATATTAATGTGCATAGACTGAAAATCACTAATCCAATAAATATTTCAAACAAGAACTTTAAGAGCCTTACTTTCATACTTTCACCTCTATTTTAACTGCTAACAATCGTTTTAACCGGCGCCAACGCTTTCTTGCTGGTGCGATTGGTTTTGTAAATAAATCAGGAAAATACTCAGCACCATGAACAATAAGTAAGTGTTCCCAATCTGATTTTGTTTTTATTTCTTTCATAGTTGCCTCATATTATCGTTTGTCGTGTACGTTAAATATTTCGTGGCTGTAAGCTAGATTGCTAAACTCTCTGGACGTTAGTCCTAAGCGACTGGCAATGTCTTTTATCAACACGTTATCGTGCTTCCACCGCCTTATTTGCGCTAGATTAGGCTTGATGTATTTTTCATACGTAGTTAGTTCTTCACGCGAATTGGGCTTTAAATTGTTAGAATATAAAACCTCTTTGATATAAGACTCAGATGCCTTGGCCGTGGCCGAAATCTCTTTCAGTGTTAATCCTTCATGATGATATTTAAGGATCAGGCTCTGCATGGCTGTATGCTTTTTTTCAAACTTTGGTAGCCTGTGAATACCTTTAATACTCATTCCAGATGCCATTAGGCTTTTCAAATTAACAACGATATACCCATTTCCGCCTAGCAATGTTTTGCTATCCTTTTGATCTGGCAACACCGGATCAATCAACGCACTATTCTCATAATATTTTAAAATTCTACCCTGAAAGTTACGGAATACGGAATCACCATGCTTGTATTCTTTAACCGTAACTGTGTCATTAATTTTTATGTTTTCAGTCATTATCCTGTCTCCCAAGATTTAGAATGGTAAATCATCGTCAGAAATATCAATTGGATTACTGCCTGCAAACGGATCACTCGGCTTTGCAGACTGTTGCTTAGCAGGCTTGTTATTACCTTCCGACTTATTATTAGATTGGCCGCTGCCTTTTGAATCTAGCAGCGAAAAATTATCAACAACGACTTCTGTCACATAAACACGCTTGCCGTCTTTATCGTCGTAGTTACGTGTTTGAATACGACCATCAATTCCAATTAGTGACCCCTTGTGCGTAAAGTTGGCTAGATTTTCTGCTGGTTTACGCCAAATCGAACATTCAACAAAGTCACTTTCGCGCTCACCATTTTTACTTTTAAATTGACGGTTAACTGCTAGTGTAAAGCTGCTTACTGCTGCTCCACCAGAGGTGTAACGTAATTCAATATCACGTGTTAACCGACCAACTAGTACTGCTCTATTAATCATCTGCGTAATCTCCTTGAGCCACCGATTTATGGCTATAGTTTTTAGTTAAAGTAACATTTTTATCCGTTACTACTTTGGCGCCAAGGCGTTTAAATATATTTGCCCATACGTTGGCGCTATCGCTTGAGTTAAACCGCATAATTTCAGTTTCATTTGTTGTGATTGGCAACTTGGTTTCTCCGAAAATATGTTCCCTTGGTTTACTCAAATATCCGTTTTGTATTTCAACTAAGTACACTCTAAAATTCTCCCTTACAAATCTTGATCGCATCATCAGCACTTCTGGCCACGCCGTAGTTAAATCCCCAATCAGCAAACGATTTGGCCCATTTATTTTGATCATCCCTTAAGCGTCCTGTTTTGGTTTTAACCTCAATAAACGAGGCTTGCCCGCTTTTAGCAATGGCCAATAAATCTGGTGTGCCATTTGGAACCCCAGTGTTAAACATATAACCTCTAGCAAGACGCATCTGACCAACCGGTAGCCGTAAAACTAAGTACCCTAGATGCTCCAGAGTATCTCTAATTTCGCGTTGGATAACAGTTTCAGGATTAGTCCTGCTCATGTGGTGATGCCTCTCTTTCTCGCTTATGTTTCTCATTTAATTTATCCAACAGCGGTGCCCAACGACTATATATATTTGCTAGGGAAACATTTGATTCAGTGCCAATGGCAAATGATAAATCCGATTCATACAGCCCAACACCCTGCTTTTGTTCATATTCTGCCTGCTTATAAGCCTGACTTAGCATCGGTTCAGCATGACTTAATGGCTTGCCTTTTTTCCGCAGTGACTTGCACATCTGCAACCACGCATCCAATATTTCGACCACAAACAGGCTATATTTAAAATTAAACTGAGTCATGATAGTATCAATTTGCTTAATACTCTCTAGATAAAATTGTTTAAACTCTTCATCCGTCACCATGACTCAATCCTTTCTAAAATCGTTCTGCAAATTTTTGTGTGTCTTTGTAAAAATTAAAATACAGCTTGGTCAACTTACCCTCACGGTTTTTCTTAATATCTAAACAGACAACTTGAAAATTATCGTCATTGGCCTGATCATCAACATTGCTTAAAAATGCCACCTTGTTGGCGTCTTGCTCAATGCTGCCTGACTCTCTTAGATCCGCTAAATCATTACTTTGTCTTTGCTGTGAAGCCCGATTTAATTGGCTCAGTAAAACGATCGGAATGTCTAATTCTTGAGTGGCCTTCTTGAGTTCGCGTGTAATTGATCCAACTTCAGTTGAACGTGTGTCGCTCTTGCTATCAGAATGAACCAGCTGCAAGTAATCAACGATTGCCATATAGTGCCCTGATTGGCAGTCCGCCGCACGCTGTCTAATCGTTCCGGTTATTTCCCCGGAACTTTCAATATTCTTGTAAATCGTTAAACGGTTATCATTTAAGAATTTCATTGAAGCCAATACTTTTAGTTTTTCTTTCTCGTTCATTTGTTTGTTAGCGTTGTAGAATTTTCGGGCTGGTATCGCGCTAATCATGGCACCAATACGGTCGTATATTTCGCTATCACCCATTTCAAGCGAAAAAATATCAAGCTTTAATTTAGGATCACTTCTAAGCGATTGAATTGCCAAGTTGGCGCTAAATGCTGATTTACCAACAGCAGGCCGTGCGCCAATAACAAATAAATTATTGCCCCTAATACCGCCATTTAATGCATCATCAAGATTGCTATAAGTCTTAATTCCCTCTGGCGTATCGCTATACAACTTGGTTTTCATTTCGTCATATAATTGCGACATTGATTTATGCGGTTTGCTAATCTTGTTATTGACCATATCAAGTTGTTTTTTTAGTCGATCAAGGTTATTAGTATTTGGATCTGAGGCATAATTAAATGCTGCACTAGCCGCTTCAATTCGTTGATGTTGGTTACGCATTAGGATGATATCCGCCTCATATAGCTGAGAAACATGTTCATTTTGGCTGAAATCATATTGCAAAATTGCATCCCAAGTATCGTTGCTAATCTCACCGCCATGTTGAAAATTAAACTTAGAAACGAATTCTGCAGACCCTGAAAAATCACCATTTTCTTGAATAAGTGTTTTAACAATATTGCGGTAGTTAGGAGCGAACCATTCTGCTTCAATCTTTCCAAGTTTTATCAACCCTGGGCTGTTAATCAGAGTTGCAATAATACTCCGTTCTAGTGGCATATCATCAATTTTTATAGTTGGCTGATTCATACGCTCACCCCTTGGTAAATCTCAAGCACATAATCATACTCAATCGGTCTATCAGCACTGGCCTTAACCTGCTCATAAATTTCTGGTGCCGTTCGGCCAGCATACTTAGCGTTCTTTATTCGTTCAACTAATCTAGATTTAAATTGCTGTTCTGCCTCTTCCGGACTTAGTTGTGTTCTTTTTGGTTCAGAGGGGTGTTGCTTCTTGTACTCGGCCCTAGCCTTTAGTGTCAGCTGTTGATATTGTTTTCTGAACTTGCTTGCAGACAAAATATTAGTTGACCAGAACTCATCATTTTCAGTCCACTTGATTAGATTGCGAACCTTGTTAATATCCCGCTTATCTAGTTCAACGATCTTTCTCATATCGTCTGCCCATTTTTGTAAATTGGGTTCTTTAGTACTAGGGTCATTCCGCTTGATTAAATCAAAGAGTGATTTAGCCAGTTTGAAATAATCACTTTGCTCGTCGAAAACGCGTTTGCGACAAGAAGTACTTTTATTATTAATACTTGTAGTATTCTCTTTAACAATATTGTGCATAGGGTCTTCACTTTTTTGTGTAGGGGTATGCTCTTTATTGTTAATAGGGGTAGTGCTAATTGTTATTGCTCTTTTATCAATTTCTTTACTATTTTCCTTGTAAACTAATTTGATATTTAGATATCCTTTCTTGGCTAATTTAGAAATAAGTCTAGATACTGATCCTTCTTTAATGCCATATAAATCAGCAAAGTATTTGTTAGAGGCCCAGCAATAACCTTTTTGGTTACATAGCGCGGTAATCTCTCCGTAAAGCAATTTAGCATTAGCGGGTAAATCTTTGTCGTAACGTACGTTAGCCGGAATAATGGCATAATAACTAGGACTCTTCATCGCCTTTACCTCCAATCCTTAATTTCTTGCGTTCTTCATAATTCAATTTAATTGGCTTAATATGATATTTCTGTAAGAACTTATCGACGCCGATCGTGTGTTGCTCGGTATGGTGAATTCGACATAATGCCATAAAATGAAATTTAGCATGACTAATCTTGCGGCGGTTATTACCCATGCCAACTGCTTCATAATGAGCAATGTCGGCATGCTTACCGCAGATAATACATTTACGAAATCTTAAGCAGAACCACTCTGCTGTATAATCATTTGGCAGCATGTCCCAAGTCCTTGTACTGAATGGCACATCATTTCTGAAACAAAATTCAAGTATAGTTTCAATCGTGTAACTTGCTATCGTCACGGAACAATTACTTAATGAGTACGGTTCAAGATTGAATATTTCACGCGTGTAAGACTTCATGAGATCTTCAATATATTGCGGTACATCCCCGTTCCATTCAGAAATGTCTCTAATCAACGCCCAGATCTTTTTACGTTGATCTGGACTAATTGTCCGACCATCTTCAATATCAAGCTGTATGGCTGGCTTGCGACCATTGGCAAGCTTACTCATTCGATAAATGGGTGCGTCATCATGCAACTTGATTTTTAATTGATTGCCTGACAACTGATCTAGCTCACCAAATAATTTCATTAGGCCGTTTGCTCCTTCTGCGTCTTCTTTTCAAGTTTTGCTTTAACACTGCTGATATAGTTCAACAACTTGCCATATTCGGAAGTATTTAACTGATTAAGTGGCTTATTTAGGCCAACCTGTTTGATTGAATTAGCAATAACCATTTCTGTATCGGCACCGTGTGTTTTGGCAACTTGTTCAAATATTTTTGTAATGACAGTTACTTGAGTTTTAGAAACGACTCTTGGCATATCAGCCTTGGTTTGTTCGGTCTTATTCTGGAATGCATCTGGATCATCTTGATCGGTTGCAATGTTGAAAAACTTCAATAAGAAATATTTCTCGCCGTAAGTTAAGGCCTTACCTACACCTTTTTCACCGGCAATATCAACACCCTGCGCATACCAATGTGATTCAAGCTTTTCTTGAGGGTTATCAATGTTAACCCAAGTCATTGTCATATCTAGCTCGGTAAAATAAGTAACACGCTGTTTACCGTGATTTTCATCGGTTGACGCGGTGACATTGTGATCCGTAATCGATGGGAGCAGTAACAGACCATTCTCATCGATCAAGCCATGCAACTGACCTAAAACATCACTTGAACCAACATAGCTGTATTGCCGCCCACTTTGATTCTTTTTTAAATACGAAACGGCCTTATGAACACTTGCCAACCGTTGATATAAACTCAGATCATTATTTTCAGTCATTAGGATCTACACCTTTCTGTAATAAAGCGCGGAACCATTCTTCCTTATCTTCCATTGGCTCTGCATGAAACTGATTTAACATAACTGACAATGCTTGGAGATTCGTCATGCCTCTTATAATTTGACTGGCAAAATAATCACGGCCTGACATATCTAATAAGCAATTTTTAGCATCATATTTGTGAAAGCATTCAGTTTGGTGACGTGGTGAATATTCACTGCTGATTCCGTAAATGCCTTCAAACGAACGCAAAGGCACACCATCATAGTTCTCGGCTAAATACACATCTTCAACGCTATTCATGATCCGACCTCCTATTCTGGCTTAATGACAACTTTTTCTGGTAACGGTTCAACCCTCACCCCGTCAAGCAAGGCTCCGTCAGAAGTGACGACTTGGCCTTTATCGGTAACAGTCACTACTTGCTTAAGCTTCTTTTTATCCGGAACTTGCTTAATTCGTAAAAGATTACTTGCATCGGCACTCTGTAAGGATTCAACCAATTTATCATCGTCATAAATCCACTTGGGCTGTTGCTTACGAAAAGTAACTTTACCGTTGGGGGTATTTATTTTAAATTTTGGATTTTCAGTCCTCTGTGCAACAGCATAATCAGTTAATAACCGGGTTAAATATTCCCGACTATCTTGAGTTGATTGCTTTACTTTGGCTAACCAGTTATCAATACGTTCACGATTTTTGTCGTACGTTTTTTGATTCTCATTGTCCTCAGCGTCCAGAGCACTTAATTTACGTAATACCCAATCCGCCTGAGCCGAATCAGTGACGGTAAATTGTTTCTTTTGTTCTTCCTGCTCGTGCAATTCTTGTAGTTCTTCTTTTTGTAATTCGTCCATTGTGATTACCTCCAAATTTGCTATAATGAAAGTGTTAAAATATTTGCAAAAGTTCTAACACCTCAGTCATTAACGGCTACCACCGTTAGTGACTTTTTTGTTTTCGTTTATAAAGTTACCGGAAAAATTTTTAACGATTGAAACTGGCACCGCTGTATTAACAAAACTCACTAAATACCAGTGCAAGCCGTTGTACATTGAGATATAAATTGAGTGCCGGTCATGCCTACTTTCTAAATCACCTGCCTTATTCAAATCCCGAACAAGTCCTTTCTATGCTTAATTAAGCCGTAAATTAAAGCTGTAATAACTACACCGGCCAAAATTCCAAACGTAAAACTTGATACGTTAACCGTCCAAACCATGCGATTACTTCCTTTCTAGTTTCATCCCGCCCAGGATTTTTAATTATAAATTTGATTTTCGGCAATCCATTTTTGGACCGCCTTTTTGGAATAAATCTTACGTTTGCTCGGCTGCATGTACGGGAAACCGGGCTTACTTAAGTAACGCTTATCTGCTGTGTCTGGATCACAACGCAATATTTTTTTGCTAAGTTCTTCCCTCGTCATCAACTCGTCTTGCTCAAGGCGTTCTTTAATGAGTGGCATTAGCAAATCGATAAACTTATTTGCAATTTTTTCCAGAATGGAATGTGTTGATTCTGGATCCAATCCGATGTTCAAAATTATCGCCTCACTTACGCAATATTTTCTTGCTCAATCAATGGTAAGATGCCGTTTTGCTTCAATAGTTCGTAGATGAATATTCGTCCAGCCTGTGTCCAATACGTACTCATGCGTGATGTGTCAGTATCATCAACAAACGTTTGACTCTGTGTATAGCCCTTATCAGCATATTTCTGATACAGAAGCCAAGTTTTACCTTGCTTGAATTGCACTCCTAGTTGATGCAGTTTCTTATTCATTGCTGTTCCACTCCAGCCATAGTCCTTAGCAATCTTAGTTATTGAAAGCAACGTCTTATTTCGTAATATTAAGTCGTAATAGGTCGCTTTCGGTGTTAGCTCACTAACTTGCTGCTCTGCAATCAAACGACTCTCCCGTTCTGTTTTAAGCTGTTGTGCCAAGTTAATGATGGTATCAGGATTAAGCAGTGCCTCTTCAATTTTTGCTGGCGTCATATAAGCACCATGTTTGCGAATTGTTGGCAGGACATCAGAGGTAACCCAGTGCTTAAATCGCTTTGCTGAATCTAGGTGACTACTGAAAATTAAGGAATAGACACCTGATTCTGTAATTACTGGTGTATTCTGGTTTCTTCCGATGGAATCCTGAAATGGGACTTCATCTTTATCTTCACTATCAACATGATCTTGAATTGCTTTAGTAGCACGTTGATATCCTAAGATATCTGCCACGTCTTTGCCTACGAAATATGGTTTATTACCGATAATTACTGTTCGAACATTATTTCCTTCAAAATCGAAATTCTGTAATTCATTCATGCAGTTCATCCCTTTATTCTTTAATATTTAAGATAAAATAAATTCTTTCACGGATTTTTATAGACTTTGGTGAAATATCGCCACTAATCGCTCTGCTTACCTGTGAAGTATTTTCATGAATCATTTCAGCTAATTCAATTTGCGAAATATCTCGTTCCAACAATTTAACTTTGATTTGTTTTTTAATCGATTTAGCTGTTGCTTTCAAATTTTCTTCAACCATTATTTTTGTCCCCTTTCTGTATTTTCTTTATCAAGTTGTTGCAATTTTGTACTGAGTTCAGTACAATAAAGGCATAACAAATAAGCAATAAACAACTATCTTATCAACCGTTACTTGCCAAAGTTAGTTTTGATAAGCTTTGTTTTTTTGTTGCTCAATTACTTGATGAGTTAATAATAACTGAATGCAGTACTTTTGTAAAGCAAAAATTACCGTTTTCAGTTTTATTTCTTCGTCATACTAGGAGAAATGCTGATATGACACTGGTTGAACGTATTAAAGAAATTTCAAATAAACGTGGTTGGAATTTAAAAACTACTGCTCAAAAAGCAGGAATTGGTATCAATAGTATATATCGCTGGAAAGATCAGACTCCGACAACACATTCTCTAGAAAAGGTTGCTGACGTTCTTGATGTTTCTGTGGATTATTTGTTGGGTAAAACGGAAAATGAAAATACTGTTTATGAAAATAAACAGTCGGTTGAGCTGAGTGATGATGATGTGATTATGACATTTGAGGGAAAACCGATACCAGAGGAGGATCGAGAATTAATAAAACGGTTGCTGCGGGGGAAATAATATGGATAATATTTTAACTAATTTAATGAACTTAGCAATGGATAACGGGATTGCTGTTCAAGCGTCTGGGGATCTATCTCCAGATACTCCTTGTGCCGTAAACACAAAAACTAAAACTATTTTGTTAAATACTAATTTGAGGAACAAAAAACAATTGGCTTTTCAGTTTGCTCACGAAATTGGCCATATTTTGAATGGCGATCACTCAAATGAAATGTTCTATTACACGCCAACTAGGAATGCCATTGAAACTAGGGCCAATCAATCAGCGATTAAGCTGCTTTTACCTTATTATATCGATGACAAAGATACAGACCGCATTAATCTTAATGAGTTTATGTCAATTTTTGCAATACCAACCCATTTAGAGGATATTGTAAAAAGTGAAATTATTAATTACCTGGATAAATAAAAATACCCCACTCCGCGGCAACGGAATGAGGCAAACAAAGTGATACGATCACAAAAATATTATATCACTTTGGAGGAAACTTAAATGTTAGGATTTTTGCTGGTGCTATTTTTTGCCGGAATTGTGGGGATAATAATTGGAATTTGTTTGTTGATTTTTAATCAAATAAAAACCAAAGCCATGAAAATACCACTTATATTATTATTCGTTAGTCTAATCTTATCTATTGGCAGTTATCAAATAGCGCAACATATAATGGCACATGAAAATGTTGTAACAAAAAAGGTGGTTAAGAAGTCATCTAAAAAAGAACCTTCTTTACACTTGGACGGCACTGCTAAATATTCTGATTTACATTTAACAGCTAATCCACAGCGCAAGGCTAAAATATCTGGTACGGCTAAGCACACTAGGTCTCTAACAATTAGACAGATACAAGGCAAAACTGGTAGTACTAAAATTAAAATTAAGAACAATAGATTTTCAACAACTGTTACTTTACCAAATAATAATCCTAAGGCTACTTATATCATTTCAGGCAGCGATAATAATAATAATGTTGCTGTATCCGAAGCTATTGTTAAGTCAGCCAACTATGATTCCGAGCAAACCAGTATTGATCAAGCTGCTGCCTCTAGTCGTGCTGAATCATCTAGTAACAGGACCTCTAGCAATGCTACAAAATATCAGGCTAAGTTAAACAGCTTAAACAAAGGCACCGCAGAATCGGCCGCTTATGATTCAAGCACTAATACAGTAACCTGGATTGGATTTGCCGATTGGAAAACCTGGAGTCATTCCGATCTGCAAAAAATAATGGATATTCTGCAAGCAATGACCGAACGTCAAGAATCCAATTACGGAATTCAAAGTGTTCATATTGTTGTCCAGTTGCCAGATGGCACTGTGATTGCTAAAAATTCCGAAGCAGATGTTGATTTACAATTTGTTAAATAAAAAATAGCACATCCCCTACCGACCAAAGTAAACGGGATGTGCCACAACTAAATTCAACGCACACATAGTGTAGTCTCTTTTCATACATAATTTTAACGTAAAGAAGGTGATGATGCAAAATCCTTTAATCCCGCCCAGGTAGAGAGGATTATCATGAAAACAAAATATATATCAGTAAAAGGACACCCTCATATTTATTATTATCATAATGACAAAAACAAATTGTACCGTGCACGTCAAAAGAAAACGATCAATGGACAAGTTTTAGATTTCGTCAAGAATGGTTTTAGTACAATTAAGGAGGCTGAGACTTGGCTAAATAAGCAGATATCTGAGGCCAATGATTTAAATATAACTGATCCGACTAAGTTCACCGTTAAATCTTATTGGCGACTTTATTATAAAGAAAAAATAGGGTCTGGAGACTGGACGGCTGATAGTACTGCCCAGATGGAGCGAGTATTTCGCCTACACATCTTGCCGCGTTTTGGTAATACAAAGTTACGTGAGGTTAATAGAATGTCTTACAGAGCTTATCTGAACGAATTACGCAATACTAAAAAAGAAGACAGCACTCCAAAATATTCTAAGGCTATGCTCGGAAATATTCATAAGGCTTTATCAGCCTTAATAAATGATGCCATTTATAATGGTATCTTAATTAGCAATCCCCTAAAGCAAATTGAATTGCGTAGCCAAAAGCAGGCCCGCAGCAAGCAAATATCACATGCTGAATATAATAAAGTTCTGAGCTGGGCTACTGACAACCTTAATGGTATTAAGCTTGCTATGTTTCTACTGCCAACAATGGGGATGCGTCACGGCGAAGTTATGGGTGTTATGTTTAAATCAATCGAAGAACAATCAGATGGCACTATGTATCTCAATATAACGCGTGCTAGGACGCAGAACGCACCACAGGGTAAATCTACCAAGAATAGCTATTCCGTTCGTAGAATCAAAGCATTCACCTCCTGCGCGGTCGTTTTACGCGAAGCATTAAGAATTTCGAAGCTTAGATATAAAAATAATAATAAGCTGCCTAGTCCGGATGATTTTATTTTTGTATCGGATAAGGCACGGCCATATGACTATTCGCGCTTAACTTATCTTTATCGTGATGTCAGTAAGGCTACTGGAATACACGTTTACCCTCACCTATTTCGTCATGCCTTTGCTACATTTGCTAACGAGATGCGCGGCGAATTAAATCCACGAGACGTCTCAAATTATCTTGGTCATAAAAACATCAGCATGACTGATCAATATAACGCTGGTACTGATGATGGTAAAGATAAAGTAATTGATTTAATGGATAGCAAAGTTTTTCGTAAAAAAGCATAAAAAAATAACGGGCTACTAGAATAGTCCGTTATTGCTAAAAAAATGTTACCCAAAAGTTACCCAAAAAGTTCTGTTTCTTTCGGTTTAATTCGCTTTTTTTCACAAACTTGTAATTAACGAACACCGCTATATCAACGGTTTACAAGCCGAATTTAACAGAAAAATTCACAAATGGAAAAAACGTATCGCTTCGGTGTGGGCACGGCGAAACGCTACGTTAGTGAAGTATTAATCACTCATTTTTATCAAAACTTAAAGGTTATTCTGATAAAAGTCAATGAAAAAATTCCTTACCACTAA